ATAATAATTTAAGAGTTTTTTGCATAGCACTTCATCTTCATAGCATTTAGCTTTTTTTTGATTCTGAGAAAGACCCTCAGAAACGCCATAATCACCAGAAACACCAGAATGCCTGAGGCTGGCTTCCTTAATTCCTTCATAATCAGGCAAACTAAAGCCTAATCTTTCAATTGGTGGTGGGTGGTATAAAATTCCATTATATTCTTTATCAGGCCAGATATCGCCATTGCTTAAAAGAAATTTTGCTTCGTAATCATTTAGCACAATATCAATTAAATCAGGGAAATGAGCTATAAAATTAGTTGTTTGCCCTTTTCTGGGTTTCCCGTAAATTTCGTCAATTATTTTTCTCTTGTTCATATTTTTTGATTACATCTGTAACCATTTCATCAATCAATCCAACTTTTCTTCTTATCCTTAAATGTTCTTTATCTTCTGGGTCAAATGGAATAGCTTTAGCAAATTCTTGCTCACCCTTCTCTAAAAGATCAATTAATGTATCAATATAATCAATTAAACGCTGTGTTTTCATTTAATCCAATCAAAACCTGCACCAACTAGAGGCACGCCCGAAGGAGTGTTGTCAGTGCAGGTGTAAATGGGACTAAAAGCGTGCCTCATACTCTAGTATAAGCACACTACAACCTAGTTGTCAATAAGAAGTTTGGAGCGTTCCAACAACCTTTTATAAGTTTTGGGATATCTATGTTTTAAGACTTGAAGCATATCGAAATACCCAATAGAAGTGAAGCCGAAGTCAGTCTGCCTAAATCCGGCCTCACAAGATTTACAAGGGCAATAATCAAGTTTAGCCAGTTGTTTAAGAGTGATCATAAATCGTGCTTTAACTCAATATAAGCTACTACTAAAACCCCAAAAGTAATCAAAGCGAATAAATAGTAACTTAGGTCGTTTAGAATTAGATTAAGCATATCTTGGCTAGTTGCCTTATTCTTAGATAGTATATCACGAGTTAGCAAGAGTTGTCAAGTAGTCAAGATGTGGCTATTTTTAATTAAATGTATAATAAGACTTAATGAGACAATTAAAGAAACGGATGAGAGACTTGGCAAGTGTTGACCTTACCGGCTCGGTTCGGGAAATTGGCGAAGTAACTGGAATACCATTTCAAACCGTAGCTAGACTTCTCAATAATAAACCTGAATTGCAAGAAATTAGGGAAATTCAACGGCAAGAATTAATCCAGCTTTGGCAGGCAAGTGCGAGAGAATCAATTGTAGAATCCAAGAAACTTAAAGCACGATCTAAAGGGGAAGCAATAACGAATGCTGCAATAGCAACTGATAAGGTTATAGCCATTGAAAACCCGCCAAATCAAAGTAAACAACAAATCAATATAGGCGATAACAGACAACTTGTAGTAAATCTGCATAAGAGTCTTAAAGGACTTATAAGGAAGTAGTGTTATGGAAGCTATAGGGAGACTAGGGGCGATAGTTAAAACCATGAAATGTAAGCGTAAACAAAAAATTACCTTACTTTGCCAGCATGGGCAGGGATTATGTTCTTATGGCTGTAATGTGAATCTAAAACCTATAGAATTAAAGTATCTTAAAGCTACAGATAAGCTTAACGTCTGACAATAGTCCATTCTGCGACATTAAATTTCACAACAAACTAGGTCAATCAGGACATAAGTAGATCATCTGTTCTATTATAGGGTATTGCTTCCTTTTATATATAAGATAAGTGTTAGAGATAGGATATGGGTATGCTATGTCCTATAGTGGTAGGGGCATAGGTATGAATAAGGATATTATTGGGTGTAGTAGGAAAGGATTGTTATTCTATGAATCTTATGTGGGTGTCATAAACACACAAGCTCAACTTTAAAAATTAAAATAATGTAAAAAAAGGATTGACTTGTAACCAAAAGATACAATATAATGTAACCAATGGTTACAACATATCAAATCTTTTGTTCTTGTGGTTGTGGAGAGATAATTGAACGTAAAGTCTTTAAATCGGGGGCCTGTAAAGTACGAGCTTACAGAGATACTGTCAAACAAACTATCATACTCGATAGCGGTGATGTAACTAAAAGTAACATAAATATGAAACCATTAGTTACAAAACCCGAAGAAATGAAACCAAAGGTTACATCTCTGGAATGGAATCCAAAAATCCCCGAAGATTGGCAACCTGCATCTAATCTTTCCAAAGAACATTTCGCCAGAAAATCAAAAACAAAAAAGAAATAATGGAAATAAACATAGACTACATTCCCCACAAGTACCAAGAGCTTATCCATAAAGACCAATCACCCTACAAAGTCATCGCCGCAGGCAGACAATTCGGCAAATCACTACTTTCAAGATGGACTATCCTCTTATCAGCCCTTAAAACCCCAGGACGTTATTGGATAGTCTCCCCCACCATAAAACAAGGCAAAGACAATCACTGGAACGCCCCCGACAATAACATTTTATTAAACACCGCAGGCTGGCGAACTTATGAGAACTCAAGCGATCTGGCCATTGAAATCCCTTCAACCACAGGCAAATCCCGAATCGAAATAAAAGGCATCGAAAACCTTGAAAAAACAAGAGGAGCCAAACTTCAAGGCGTAGTCATGGACGAGGCCGCCTATCTTACCGAATACTCATGGACGGGAGTCATAAGACCCATGATGACTACCACAGGCGGATGGGCAATGTTTATCTCGACGCCTAACGGTTTTAATTGGTTTAAAGACCTTTACGAGCAGGGAACAATCCACTCAATAATCCAAAAACAACCAACTGATCCTCCAGTCTGGACTGCCAAACTTCTCAAACCCCCCAAACCAAGCAGATTTAAAGGCTGGTCAAGCTATCATTTCACTTCATACGATAATCCTTATGCCAAACCCGAGATCATTGAAATGGCCCGTCTTGAATCAATCGGCAAAAATACCGAGGATGAGTTCTTTCAGGAATACATAGCGGACTTTAGGAAGGTATCAGGTCTTATCTACAAGAACTTCAACCGCCACATCCATGTCATTGACCCAATCCAAATCGAGGACAGTTGGGAAATCTACAGGGGAGTGGATTTCGGTTTTGACAACCCGACAGCCTGTGTCTGGATAGCCGTATCTCCTGAAGGTAAATGGTACATAATAGACGAATACTACGAAAAGAAAGAATCCAGTGACTACCATATCGGCATGATCCTCTCAAAGTCCCAAAACTACCCTCATGCCGAAGCAACCTACGCCGATCCTTCGGCACCGCAAAATATTGTTGATTGGGGCAAAAAAGGACTCTATATGACGGGGGCCAGAAAAGATATGGGAACCAACAAAGGCGAATGGGTAGGCCACGGAACCGATCTTGTACAGGAAAAACTAAAAATCAATCCAATTGACAAAAAACCGACACTTTTCGTCTTTAAAGGTTGTACCCAAACTATCAGGGAATTTGAATCCTACAGGTGGAAGGAAGAAAAGAACCAGGAACTTAACAAACCTGGTGTTCCCCTCAAGGCAAATGATCATCTGATGGATTCGATTAGGTATGTAGTTGTTTCCTACCGTAAATCTAGCCATGAGGCATTCCCAGACGACAGTGATTTGTTCCAAGGAGGCTATTATTGATGCAACTTAGGATCAGAGATACGAATAAGCCTTTGCATTTGGATGTCGAACATGATATACAAAAAGTAGGCAACGGACAGTTTACTTTTACTGTAAGATTAAATAATGGTGTTGTAACCGATTATAATGTCATCGAACACATTGACACAAAACAATTCCTTATCCTTAAAAGTCTTATTATCGAAGAACTTACCCTTTCACACGTTGATGGAAACATTACTGCAACAGACACAGTATGGGACATTAACTTTCACAATGCAGATATTTAATGGTGAAGTAATGTTACCAAGTTTGAATATTGTTAAAAATAAAAGGAAAAAGTATTGACATTAACCTATAAAAGGTATATTTTTAANTAGCTAATACCTAANAAAAGAATAGGCGAGGCACCGATCGAATCGGTGTCTTTTTTTATGGAAATAACCCAAGAAATAAAAACCCGTCAACAGGCGGCATTTGATTCCCTTAAGCAGAAACGCATACTTTGGGATCGTTCCGAGCAGTTATTCCACAACCAACTGAATGATGAAATCTCCTCAGAGCGGAAATCGCAGGTATTTGACCCCAAACTATCAACTTTAACCATTGAGCGAAGCTACAGGGTAATGGCCCAACTTGCCACAGGCAAAGTACGGGGTGTTTCCAAAAACGACATTGGCGGGGCAAAGTTAAAAAACCTGATTCTTGATAAATACGTAGTCCCCAACGCCAATTCCCAATTCGACTTTCTTACAAAGTTAAGAATGGCCGATATGTACTCCAACATTTATGGTAACTTTTTTGCGTTAATTGATTGGGTAGTCAAGCCGAACGGTTATATCGGCCCCGATATGTGGCTTCTTAACATCAGGGACGTATTCCCGCAGGTAGGTGCGGTATCTGTTGAGGATTCGGATTACATAATAATTAGAACTTGGCGGCCTCTTTCATTTTTTGAAAACTTGCCCAAAGACGGCTATAAAAACGTAGATAAGATAATTACCAAACTCAAAGGACTTTCAGGTTCAAAGCATGTAAGGGATAGCGAAAATGTCTCAAAACGTGAAGAAAACCAGTATTCCGATTCCGCTCCCGCAAAAGGTAAAGGCTATTTTGAAGTCTTAACTCAGTATGAAGGTGACAGGTGGGTGGATTATTGTGCGGAAGCCGATATGGAATTCCGTGACCAGAAAAACCCCCATGAGGATAATGACCTTCCCGTTAAATGCAAATACTCAATTCCCCTCTTAGATGATTTTATGGGACTATCAGACTTTGAACGGGGCGGTTCAATGCAAATGGTCATAAATAGTGTTTGG